GGCGTAATTGCGCAAATACCGATTACATATGAGGGTTCTGATACTTTAAAGTGGATTCTTCCGCTTCCTTTTTGTCTGGTGTTTTTCCCACGTCCTGCAAGTGTTCCTAGAGGTTCTTCTTCGGTTGATGATTGTGATACGACTTCATCGAATTCAATGTATTGTGTCATACCTCCTTCAAAGATTGGTGTTTCTGGTCTTTCGATGTATTGACCTGTAGTGTATACTGTTTCCAGCCAGTCTCTGTATGTTCCGCCTGATATTGCGATTCGGTTCAGCATATTGTAGACTTTTTGCGCCAAGTTGAGTGCGTCCATTGTCAGTTTCCCGTCTGAAACGTTTACTGCGGTGATTTCGTTGATACCGTTTGAGCCGTCTATCCAGTCTGTGTTTACCCAGTTTTGGTAGATGTCGCTATCATATGTTTTTACTGCGAGTTGGTATTGTGGATATTGGGTTTTCCATCCATCTCCTCCGAATACGTCTGAGAAAGGTAGTCCAGCTTTTGCTCCATTGATGTTAAATACTTGGTTTCCTGGAGATGTCAGGATTTCGTCTCTGATTTTATCCAGGTTTTCCAGTGGTACTGATACCAGTTTAATACCGTTTTGGTTGTTGTTTGTAATTTTGACTAGGATTGCGTTTGTTCCTCCCGTTGCCTCTTTAAGTTTGTCCAGAGTGATTGTTGCGGTATTGGTTGTTGTTGCCAGTTCTGCTCCTGTAAATTCTTTTTTCCCGTTGGCGGTCTGTTCCAGTGTTATGATACAGTTTTCCCAGAATTTTGTCCAGTCGGTGATAATGCCGTTCCCCTGGATGGATGTTGTTGCTGAAATGAGGGCCCTGGTTATTTCTCCGTTTCCTACTTCGTGTTTCCCGTCGTTCAGCGTTACAGTGTAGTTTCTTACTGTTTCGCCTACTCCCACATAATAGAAGTTTTCTTCTTGCTTGTTTGCAAAGTAATTTTTGAAAATATCCCAATACATTAAGTATGGCATTGCGTTTTGTGAGGTTGCAATCGGTGCGCTTTCTGCATATTCTTTGTTCAGTCTTGTTCCCTTGAATCCTAGGTAATTGATGAGTGAACTCGGATTTGTCATTTTCCCTTCATATATCGGTTTTCCATTTTCGTCTGTTTTCAGTACTACCGCATAGTGACTGAATGTCGGAAATTTGATGTCACTCATTTTCATTCCGATTCCTGTTCTGTTATTATGTAGCCAACTGTTGTAGAGTCGGATAGGACATGTGAATATGAAGTGTTGTAGCTTGTAACTTCCAAATAGTGGTCCTACTGTCGGATGTGTCAGTGTTTTGTTAATTAACTGAATGTCGAATACGTCTCCTTTTTGTGCTACTATTTTCATAAATGGCACGAGAGTTCCTGGACTTTGTGTGTTTCTGAACACGAATGACAAATCATGATTACTCATGTTGTATGAGTGTAGTCTTACACTCGTTTTGTTGTTGTCTCCCAGGGTGTTTTTCCCTATGTTTTTTACTAGTGTCATTTGTTACCTCCTTTTTTGTTTTCGATTAGTGCTGCTTTTGCTGCTGCTACTGCCAGCGTGAATATTAAATCGTACGGTTTTGATTTAATGTATTCTTCTGCCTCTTTTTGTGTCTCGAATGTTTTTTTGGATGCCATCATATTCCCTGCGGTGATAATGAATCCTTTTTCTTCTGTTCCTAGTGGTCTTACTTTAAAGAATTCTACTTCTTCCATTTCTTCTTTTTTCATAATGTAAATAATTAAGAATTTGTTATTATTTTGCATCAACATTCGTTGTGATGCTGTCAACTTGCGTTTTTGTTGTTTGTTCAGCTTTTTGATTTACGTGGTTTCCATATCCTTTTACTATGAATAAGCTGTTTGTACATGCTAATAATTGCCATAATAATATGCTGTATATGATTACCTCGGTTATTGCTTTTACCAGCTTGGAAACAATTCTTTTTGTTTCGCTTTGGCTTGTTTTATTTCTTCTTTCCATTTTGAATATGTTTGTTTTCTGAATATTGGTCCTTCTGTTGTATATTTGTAGATGTAAGTATTTTGGATTTCTCCGATTTCTGATATTTCATCTACGTGGTATCGTGTTCCTCTTTTCCCGTTGTGGTATATCCATCTTCTTACTTCTGCATCTCTTGATACATTATTGTGGTTTTCTTTTTCCCAAATAATGAATGTTGTTTTGATTTTTGGTCTTCTTTTCATGACTTTTATTATTTGTTTGTTACAAATGTATGAGTAAATAGTTTATCCCCACAAATTTTGTGAGGTATTTAACACTACTTTAACATAGTCCCCTAGTTATTGTAGTCATATGGTGTGCTGTTATCTTAGCATTTTCTCGAATTCGAGATATTTTTTGAATTGTTCTATATCTCTGTCGAATTCTTTCTCTTTGCGCTTTATGGAGCGTGATAGTTTGGTATAATATTGTTCTCTTTCTCTTTTTTCCCTATTTGTATAGTTACGTTTTTTGATATTTTTTCGTTTATCTTTTTGTTTTTGCCAGTTCTTAGGGTTGTCTTTGTATGTTCTTATACAGTATGTCCTGTAGTACTGGATTAGTTTTTCCCATTTCTTTTCGTCTTCTTCGTTTTCTACCTTGTGTTTTTCTCCCATTATGAATTTATACCCTTCTTCTTGTTTCTGTATCCATAGTTTTTCTCTTTCTTCTTCGGTATATAGTTTTTCTTTGTAATATTTTGGAAGTGCAGCCAGACTCCCGTCGCGAAATCTGTATGTTTCGTCTGTTTTGTCGTGCTCTCCTTTGTACTCTTTGTATTTGTTCCTTTTTGCATCTTGTCTGTTTATGTAGTTGCTTCCTAGTCCTGGCGAACATAATACTATTCCTTTGTATTCTGGATTGTCCAGGTCTGGTTTTGTCATGTATTTTACTATGTAATTTATTGTTTTGTCGTTCACATATTTCCCCTGGTATGAATATCCTGCTGTCCAGCATTTGTTTAGTAGATATGATAGCCCTGCTTTGTTTGGATGCCAGAATATTCCGTGTATATGTATTCTCCTGGTGCTTGTATGTCCTTTTTCGGTTACTATCCAGTGCTTGATTGATTTTTTTTCCCTACTTGTTTGTCTTATCCTTTCCAGAAATAGCCTTACTTCTTTTGTTGCTATCTCGTTTACGTTTTTTTTGTCGATTCCGTATTTCCTTGATAGCTGTTCTATCCTTTTGTCGGTGAATGTTCCCGTGAAAAATATGGCTGAAGGATTGCTTCTCATCTCTTCACTCATTCTGATTCTCCATTGCCTTGCCTTTTTCTTTTTGCATTCGAAGCACTCTCCACATTCTATGTCTATGTATCTGAGTTTTTCATTAGTGCAAACGGGCGGTACATACCCGTTTTTCTTTGTTGGTAAATACCGCCTATTTAATATTCTTTTTGTATATAAACACATATCTATCTCTTGTATAATTGTACTCCGGATTGTAACATACCTACGATATAGTCTTTTATTAGCTTTTCTTCTTCGATATCCAGCTTTTTCTTGTTCAGTCCTAGCTCTTGATATATCTTGTCTGCTTCCACCTCAAATTTGGCTTTATTTAGCTCGTAGTTTCCTCCTTCTATTTTCACGCGTCTCCATGCTTGTGCCATTTGTTCTGCCCTGGTGTTGATTTGTGATGTGTAGTCCATGATTTGTGTAGCTGTCAGTTTCCCTCTCATCTTTTCTGTGACGATTTCTGCCATTGTCTTTTGCAGGTTTGCTTGGGCTTGTTGTACCATTGTTTCGATTGTTTGTCTCTTTAGACTGTTGTCTAGGTTGATGGATTCGATGTTTGCATCGATTTGCTCCCATGTCTTTTCTAGGTTTTTGATTCCTTGTTTGATTTGTCCAAATTCTAGTTTCTTGGCGTCTGCTTGGTTTCTTGTGAGTTCTTCCATTGCGTCTTGGTATCTGATGTTTGCCAGGATAAGACCTCTCTTTATCTTTTCGTTGTTTGTTGCTTGGATAAGATTTTCGGTGTTTGCTTCTACGTTTTTGGAATCTACTCCTGCAATTTTCTTTGCTTCGGCTTCTGTTTTGTTGGCTGTTGCCATATTCAATGCGATTTGGCTTTCCACATTCTTTTGCTGTAATTCTATTTGCTTTGCTTGTAGTCCCATACCTACGGCATTTGTTCCTGGGTTTCCAGTTCCTTGCCCTTGTCCTCCGCTTGTGCTTGTGCCTCCTGCTCCTCCTTGACCGTACATTAGTCCTACACTTAGTCCTGCATTTTCAAGATGTGCCCTTTGATTCTCGAAGTTTGTGTAGTCCCACATTTCTTTGTTTCGTTGTTGGTTCTGTTGTGCCATTGCTTCGTTGTATTGGTGTTGCAGTCCCATCATTTCTTTTTCGTTTTGGAATTGTTGTTCCATTTGTTCCTCCCAGTTGTTACTTCCGAGTCCTAGTAAATTTTTGAATGAGGTAGCTGTTCCTATTGCTTTTCCTATCCCTCCGATTATTGCTCCTAGTCCCATAATTTGATATTTTAAAAAGTTTTACATTCTTTCGCGCTTTCTCTTAGAAAGCGTTTTTTTCTTACCTTACTTGATAATATAGGCTACATGCGTATTTTGCCTTTTCTGTGAAAAGAAGGGAGAATATTTATTTACATTCTCCCTTGATACGTTCATGTTTTAATGTTTAATTATCGTTTGGCGCTGTTGCAGTGCCGTCTGTTTTCAGTTCCACATTTGCCTGTTCTCCTTCTTTCGGTTTCGGTTTTTCGATTCCTTCACCTGGTTTCTCTTGTGATTTTGTGTACCTTGACAGTTCGTCTGCGCTTACCTTGTCCATAGCTTCGATAGCTACTTCCCATCGGTCTGTCCTTATATTGAATTCTGGTTTTACTCCGTCGATTCTTTCTTGGAAAATAATAGGTGCTCCGTCTTCGATTGGTTCGTTCTCGTTAACTATGCGTCTTACCTTTTCTTCGATTGATTCAGCTTCATACAATTTTACTGATTGCATGTTATGCTTGTTTTTGATTCTTACTGTTTTCATTTTTTTTTGAAAATTTTGATTAGTATTTTGAGTATACCGCTTATTATCGGTAACCATTTGTCAATTTTTCTCATCATAAGTTTGGTATTTGTTTTGCAGAAATACAACGTCTTACCTGGCAGTTTACTGCTGTTTGTACCCAGAAGTTCATGGCGTCGATGTTTGTATCTGCAAAAATTTCGTTGTGTTTTGATGGGTCGATATAGGTTGTTAAGTCCTCTATTTTTTCTAGTGTCTCGTTTTCTTCGTAGTTTCTGTTCAGACACATGAATGATTCTGATTGTCCAGCTGCAAAGTTTCCGAATGTCTTGTTAAAGTTTGTCATGTAATCTATCCATGCTACGGTTTTTCCTGCCGCGGTATTGGTAATTGAGCTGTTTACTTGTGTTTCTGCTGTCCACCATGCGCGGTATTGGTTCAGACTGTCTTGGTATCCGATTCCGTCGAGTGCTGGCTTGTGCAAATCATCCATCGTTTGGAGAGCCATAATGTCCCAGTCATTGCCCTGGCTGTAGTCAATCATTGGCGTAATTGCGCAAATACCGATTACATATGAGGGTTCTGATACTTTAAAGTGGATTCTTCCGCTTCCTTTTTGTCTGGTGTTTTTCCCACGTCCTGCA